CTTCATCTACATACTGCATGTACTCTTCAGTCAGCACGTTCCGTTCCGCCTCGGTCAGTTCGTTGTCCTCCATCGACTTACCGAACTTCTCCCACCAGCCTTTCAGTTTTTCGCTGTACAGTTCACCGATCTTGTTGCTCAGCATCGCCCGCATGAAGTACTCGGATATATCCTCCGCCGCATCCTTCGCGCCATACTTCATGTTCATCAGATTATCGATGAAGCTGCTATACATTCCGTCAAACGAAATGCCCGTCAGCCCTTCATACAGCTGGTCAGTCAGTTCCTCCAGCTTGCCGGCCTGGTCTATGTAGTCATCCAGTTTTTCGGTCAGTCGCCCGCCGTAACCGCCCTTGCCGGTGTTCTGTATCTGCGTCCACATGTCCACGTTGCTGCGCAGCGCCTTCATTTCCTCCGGGCTCAGGCTCCACAGGTTCCCGTCCCACTGTCGGCCAATCTGTCCGCTCAGTTTGTCTATCTGTGCTTGGTTGAAACCGCCCCAGTAGTAGTTCCAGCTGTGGTGGCTACCGCTGTAGCGTGCCTGTTCCTGCGCTATCTGCAGATAGTTTGCATTCGTCTCTTTCTGGTATTTGTAAGCATCCCGGTAAGCTTCCACCGATTTTGTCCCCTTACTTGCCTTGATGGTATCGGTCAGGTCTTCGATGGAAGTCTGCAGTTTCTCGTTCCGGTCCGTAAGACGGTCAATAGCCGCCTGCACTTCCCTGGCGTTCCCGCCGATGCCGAACAGTTTGTTGAAACCTCCGAAAGACACCGTATTCAGCAATCCCCCGATACCTTTCACAAGGGAACTGCCTATCTGTTTGAACAGGTCTCCGCTGAGGATATTGTCGAGTATTCCGGTTATCGCATTGAAAATGGTGTCTATCAATGATGAGATAACCGGGCCGATACCGTCTTTCAGCAAATCCAGTATGGAGAGAATGGCCGATATGATCTGCCCGATGACTCCGGCACTTGACAGGGTCTCGGACATCTGACTGATGGCATCACCGACCTTGCCTCCGATATTCAGTTTTGAAAGACCGGTAAGCATGTTCCGGATTCCTTCAAATGATCCCTGCAAGGTTCCGCTCGCAAAGCTGTGCAACCCGTCGGATACCATGTTCAACCCGTCAACCGTGTCCCGGGAGGCACTTTTCACCTCCCCGGCAAGCGCCTTCATTTCAGAGGTGGCGTTCAGGTATTCTTCGTCAGCTGAAACGCTGGACGATTGGGCCGTTTGAAGAGCTATTTTGGTACGTTCTATTTCTGCCTGGTTACCGCTTTCAAGAGCCTTGTTGTAATCGGTCTGCGCCGCTTTTAACCGGGCGAATGCCGCTTCCTGCTGCAGTTCCGCATTTTGCACGCGTGTGACGGCATCCCCCAAAGCGTGCATCTGCGTTTGCAGCCGGGCAAAATCCAATGTCCCGTTGCTACCGGGGAGCATGCTTTGAATACGTTCAATGGCATCGTAAACGACCTGCTGGTCTGCGGCTCCCGTTTTTTTGAACTCATCTGTCTTGACATACTGTTTAAGCTCGCCAAGCAGGTTCTTCATCTGGTCTGCAAGCAGACCGGTCAAATCCCCGAACGCTGCTCCCCAGTCTATCTTCTGGGTAAGGGCTTCCATGTCCACTTTGTGCACAGCCGCATCACGCTGCTTCTCCAAAGTCAGCCTTTCTCCCTGGGACTGTGCCTTGCGGATTTTCTCGGCATATTCTTCAGTGATGGCCAGTTTCTGCTGCTGGAAGGTACCGTATTCCTTCAGATAGTCACGCATGGCTTCCGCCTCTTCCCTGTACACGTCCGTCTCCGCTTTTTTCCGGGACTCGGTGTTTGAGGCACGGGCTTTTTCAAGTGCATCCTGTTGCTCACGGGTAAGTCCGTTATCTCCGGAGGATATGCCGGCTTCCTTGTTCTCACGCTTCCAGTCGGCTTCCTGCCGGTTAATTTCTTCTTTTCTCGCGTTATAGTCATATTCGATTTGCGCCAGTTTCTTCTCGGTGCCGTCTTTCATACGGTCTATCTCTTCCTTCCGGTTTTCAGCCTGCAGGGCAGCAAGATCCTTCGCCAGCCTGCGCTCTGTGGCAAGCCTTTGCTTGGCTTCCGCTTCCGGATTCTTTCCGGGCTGTTTGGGGTCGATATGCCCGCCGATATTTCCTTTCTTGGCTGCTTCTGCGGCTTTTTTTACCTCTTCCTCCGCTTTTTTCAGATAACCGTCTCGTTTGTTTTCGGCATTTTTCAACAGTATGTCATAAGCTTCCTGATCATGTTTCTTAATGGCAGCCTGTGCGTCATAGAACTGCCCGGATTCTGCCATACTTGACTGCATGATATATTGTCCCCATTTCCCGAAAAAGCCCATGGCGCTTTCCGCCTCTTCCGGTTTCTGCGCCTTGATTTTATTCACCTCTTCATCGGCTTCTGCAGCTTTTTTTACAAGGTTCTGGACATTGGCCTGGTGCAGCAGGACCTGTACATAGTCCTCGCTCTTTTGGATAAGGGTATCATACCATTCGGAAAGTGTTTTATAATACCCGAAAGATTCCCCGTACTTGCGGTTCAGTTCCTCTACCTTCGCCTTTTCCTGTTCCTTGCTGCCGGTGAAGTTCTTTATTTCATCGATAACCGATTTCAGTTCAAAGCGGGTACGCACCATCTGGGCACGTCCGTCCTTCTCTATCTCGGTCATTTCCTTCAGCGATATGTTGAATTCATCCACACCCTTTTTAGCGCTGAACAGGCTCTTCGTCCAATCCCAGATTTCGTCACCGTACATTACCAGCAGCATGATGCCGGTGGTCATGGCCGTCTGCCAGGAAAATAGCGAGGACAGGACCTGCTTCCATACCGGTGTACCTTTCTTGCCGGACTTCTGCAATTCATCGTATTCTTTCCGGGCACGGGCCAGTTCGTCCGTAAAAATCGGCAGGTTGTTGGATATAGCCAGGAAGAACATCTGCGGACCCATGGCCAAGGAAGGCATTTCACGCGCCATCTGCTGAATACTGTTGTGCAGACCATTGAACTGGCGCTGTGCATTAGGTATATCTGCAGGAGTGACCTGCACGGATTCCGATTCGTTTTGCAACATTTTCAACTGCGCGTGCAGTTCCTCAAGCTGCTTCTCCAGCGCATGGATCTGCGCGATATTGGCACTCTGGTCCAAATTGGGGGCAGCTGTCTCACCGGCAAGGCGCAGCCTCTCCAGTTCAGCCTCCAGCAGCCTGACTGTATTACGCAGTTCCAATGCCTCACGCTCGGCCTTATTCATGCCGGGCGTAAGTTTATCTTTCATCAAAAATTCAACTTCTACAGGTTTGCTCATTCCAGTTTGCTTTGAAAAAATCCTACTATATCGTTCGCTTCATCCTCGGCGCTGCGCTCCGGGTGGCTGTCACACTTACCGCTGCCCCTCTTCTGCCGCACATACCGCGGCGCGTCGCTCAGCATCAGTATCAGTGTCTGCCAGTTCACACCGTCCAGAATGTAGTCCACACTCCAGCCCGTTGCCGATGCTATCTGCCACACGAAGCCGAAAGGGCTATGGGAACCCTCATACCGGGTCCTTAACTCCCCATCCTTGCCTGGCTCAGTCTCGGGGTCATCGGGTTCGCCCGCGCCGCCGAGCTGATAATACGCATAAAATCCTTCGTGCCCATCAGCCGCTCAAACGTTCGGAACAGCGCCATCAGATACTTCCACTCCACAAAGTTCCGAAGCACCCATGCCGTCACCCCAATGCCTACATGTCGCGACACATAGCCACGGCACACCGTATAGGCCAGCAGACGGCTCACAGCCTTGCCATGTTCCGCTACAAAGGCCAGTTCCTCGGCCTTGTCCTTCGGCTGCCACCCGGGTTCTACACCCATCTTCAGGTATTCCCTCGCCAGCAGAATCTGCCCGCGCAGTCGCGGGCGCTTCATCGTCACACGCACCTCCAGCGGACGTTTCAGCCATGGGAGCTTCCACCTTTTAAGAGGAACGGACACGCCGCTGTCCAGCAGCGCATCCGCACACTCCATTTCTATCAGTTGTTCCAGCCGGTCAGCCATACACTATCCCTCCTTGCTTGTGGCCTCCTCACTTTGAACCGAGGCAGCAGCCGCTGCTCCCGCAGCAGGCAGCTTGTGCTCTCCCCACTCTTCGGGCAGGGTTTCCGAGTCAAACACGCCGTAGGGCTGCGAACCGTCCTCCGGCATAGCCACCTCCAACGTACATTCTATCTTGGCCGTTTCCGTAAGCGTCAGCTTACCGCCCAGGTTGCTCAGCAGCGTGCCGTTCGGTATCAGGATGCTCCGTCCGCTTACCAGTTCCAGTTCAAAAGGACCTTGCATCAGCAGGGCGGCTTGTGGAGCAGTCCAGCCTATTGGGTTCTTCTTCTCGTTGTCTTCTTTCGCATAGTGCAGCGTGCCGCCCAGCATGGCATGCAAGTTCTTGTAGTCCGTCTGGATTACGTTGAATGTGGGGGCGATGCTGCCATTGCTCTGCGGAATGATCAGCACGGGGGCACCCGGTGCCTGTTCCGCCTCAATCTTTGCGGCTTCGGGCTTCTGGCCGTTCAGGTCAAACGAGCCTTTTTCAATATAGCCTATCACGAAGTCATTGTATTTCACGGCACCGATACCGTACATAAAATTTTTGTTCATCGTTTATAAAGTTTGATGGTTAATAACACACCGGCCAATAAGCCGGCCAATACACCTGTGATAAACGTCCGCATCCGGTTCGGAGGGCGTTTTTCTTCCATTTGAACGTCATTCGAAGTTTCACTATTGGTCTCACTTCGGATGCGTGTCAGCTCTTCTTCATACCACAGCACCAGCTGTTGCAGGCTGTCACACGAGGCTTCGGCCACAAGGTTCCCCTTGCCGTCAGTCCCTACGGTCAGATTGGCCTGACCGCTTTTGCCGCGATACACCGCCCCTTCAGGTAGCTTACGGAGGCTGTCCACCGGTATTGTCAGCTTCAACGCACTCGCCGGTATCCCCGCCATCACCAGTCCCGCCCGTCGGCTTCCGCTCGCGCTGTCGGCGCTTGCCGTTTCCGTCTGTGTCTTCTCCACCGTCATGCTCTTCCTGCTGCTTGCGCAGCCCGCCAAGCACAGGACAGTCATCATGATGGCGGCAACTGTTGGCAGTGTCAATGGCCTTGCGCAGTCGCGCCATTTCGCGCTTGTTGGCCTGCAGGTCTTTTCTTGTTGCATTCAGTTCTTCTTTTAAGGGTACCACAATGTTGCTTACCAAAATGCGGGTGGCATGTTCCGCGTTGTCCACACGCACACCCTCCGCGTCGGCTTCGGCCTTCATCGCTTCCGCTTTCGCTTTCCTCACCGTGGCACGTAGTGACCCGATGGCCGCTGCAGTGCCCACAAGGCCGCCGCTAAGTATGATGTTCATAATCTCGCTAAAGTCCATACCACCCGTTTTTTTAGTCAGTCAACCTTTTATGCTGCTTCCTCGCGTTTCTTGCGGAATAACCCGATAACCCACTGCACCAGTCCCGTGTCAGCCACGCCGTTGGCCACAAGCGAGGCACCAAAGCCATACAGCAAGGCAATGTCCCAGCTCACATCACTCACAAACCCCGCATCAAGCCACCACAGCAGCATCACGCATACCAGGCCCACACACCAGCTCACCAGCTGCGTCACCCAGCCTTTCATATTAGGGAACAAGCCCTTCAAACCTTCGGTAAGCACCACCACACCGGCTGCAAAACCGGCAAAGGTGCCAATCATTGCGTCATAGTCCGTTGCCGGAACATCGGTCCCTTGGGCCATCACAGCCGATACCGCACCGAGCATCAGCATCATAAACAGCATCATTCGTTTCATTGATTGTTTCTTTTATTATTGGTTAATACCTATTTCTTTCAGCCATTTCTGTACATCAAAACTGGGGCAGGCTTTGGCCGCCAGCTCGTTGTGTCCCACAATGCGCACATCCGGGAATCTGCGGTGGAAGTCCTTCACATACTTCTCCAGTGCCTTTTTCTGGCAGCCGGTGCGGGTGTCCTTCGGGGTCTTACCATCCTTGGCCACACCGCCGGCATACACAATGTGGCGGCTCACGCTGTTATACCCTTTGGCTCCGTTGGTCACTTCCCACGGATCCACCTGCGCATCCTCGTTGTTGTCCACCAGACGTTCCACACCGCCCTGCAGGTGGAACAGGTCGATATAGCCCACCTGTTTCCAGCCTCGGCCGCCCTGGTTCACGGGCGAAGTGTGCCACTTCCGGATGTCCGCCGATGATACCTCACGCCCCTCCGGGGTTGCCGTACAGTGAATTACCAGATACTTCAATTTTGCCATACCATCTTATCCTTTCTGGTTTTGGGTAATGGTAATCTTGGCCGTCTTGCTGCGGTCGGCATTGAGCGTCAGGGTCAGTGTTCCGGTCTTCTGCTCGCCGCTGTTCGCCCCGGCCGAAATCTTCACACCGTTATCCGTCGCTTCCACCTTGAAGCCGGCAGGGGCACTGCCTATCTCATATTCTCCGCTGGCGGTCACGGTCACTTCTTCACTGCCACCGGTTGCCTCAAGGGTCACAGTGGCAGGATCAACTGAAATCTTCTTCTCGCTCGCCTTGAACACGGGGTTGCTGCGCTTGTCCAATACCACCACTTCTTCACCGAAGGCAATGTTCGTATCGGCCTTCATCAGCATCTTGAAGAAGTACAGTTCGCTGGCGTTCGAAATCTTGTCAATCTGAATCACGTCTTCATCGTCCTGCAGGTTCACAGCCGCAAACAGGTTGCCGCCGGCATCGGGCGAACAGAGGGTGCACACAATCAGATCATCGGGCCAGGCAGCAAGCGTCTCGATGGTAATGCCCTTGTAGCGACGGGCGTTCACGTCGGTTTCGCTCGTGTTCTTGGCCTCGCGCTGGGTCAGCTCGTCGTCATACTTGTCAAAGTCGTTCACACTCATCAGAATCCGGAGGTCGGGGTTGTTGCGGATGGCCACGGGAATCTTCGCACGCATGGCTTTCAGTCTGCCCAGCATGGTCGATTCTGCGCTGTCCACCACAATCACCTCAGTATCCTTGGCCATCTGGGTCAGGATGCCGTTAAACAGGTGGTCGTCATCATCCCCATATTCGCCGTTCACATAGTGGTCACCCAGTTCAAATTGCACCTGTTTGGCCAGCTCGGCAAGCAGGGCGTTCTGCGCTTCGGGCGGAAGTTCCGAGAATACCAGGTTGCCCTTCGGCTGCCACTTGCGCCAGATGTTCTCGAACGTGCGGGGGTTAAATACGGTAAAGGCCATGAAATCCACCGGGTCAAGGCTCTTTTCGTCGTAGTTGAAGTTGCCCTTCGAATCTTCCACACCGGGGTTCTCCTTGCGCTTCTGAAGCATCTTGCCGGTCTTCAGGCGCGGAAGGCTGATTTTCTTTTCCACACCGGGAATCACCATAATCAGCCCCTTTTCCACAATCTCATTGCTCGTAGCGGCAAGCGTCAGCAACTGTTCAAGTACCTCGCCGCTGTAATTCGTGTTTCTTACAATTATCATAGTTCAATCACTTTTTACGTTTGTCCTTAATTTCTCGTATGCGCTTGGCCCAGGGGCTTTCTTCACCATTCGGGTCCAGGTGCAGGTCTTCCATCACACGGCGCTTCACCGGCAGTTGGGCCAGGGCCTTTTCGCCGTTCTCGCGGTCATTGGCCAAAAGGTTTTCGTAGATGGGGCGGGTGGTCGCATCGATGCGGCCGTCCTGCTCGGCTGCGTCAAGCAGCTGCTTGCGGGCGGTAAGGTCTTCGGATGCAGCCTTGTCTTCGTAGGTCTTCACCTTGGCCTTCAGGTCGGTGTTCTCTTTCGTAAGGATAGGTACCTTGCCGGCCTCTTCCTCCAGTTGGTCCATCAGGCGGAACACATCCGCATCACTCGCGCAGTCCTTGAAGCGCGGGCGTTTCTTTACGTCTTCCAGATTCATGTCTTCTCTGTTTTTTTGTGGCTCAATGAGCCGGTTATTAAATAAAGTATATATCTGTGCCGGCGTACTGTCGGCCGGCACGGGGTCTGCATCATAGATACCGTCAATGAAACCGAGGTCCAGGGCTTCCTGGGCAGTCAGCCAATGGTCTTCACCGTCAAAATAGGTCTGTCTTACTTCTTCCTGGCTCATGCCCAGCCGCTCGGCATAGATTTCACTCAAGCTGCCCTCCAGGCTTTCTATCTCTTCCATGCAGCGCTGCAGGTCCTGCTTGTTGCCATAGCACCCGCCGCTCACACTGTGCAGCATCAGACGGGCATACTTGCTCATCTCTACCGGCTTGCCGCAAAGGGCTATCACGCTGGCCATGCTGGCGGCAATGCCATCCACATAAATGCGGATGTCGGCCTGGCTATGGCGCAGGGCGTTGAATATCGCAATGCCGCTGTACACTTCCCCGCCGTTGCTGTTGATACGTACATGGATGCGTCGGCTCACGCGTTCGGCTTCCATCAGTTCCTGGGCAATGCGCCCGCTTTGCACCTCCGTATAGTCTCCGATGTCCCCATACAGGAATATCGTACTGGTGCCGTCGTCACTCGTTGTAATATTGAAAAATCTGCTCATCGTCATACACTTTCCTGCGGTCTTCCCCGCCTTTCGATGATGCGAAAATAGAACATTCCCATGGCACCAGGAAACCGCGTCCGCATCATAACGTTTTCTGGCGTTATCATAACGCTGCAGCCCGTCATCATGCGGACTCGCTTTTACAAACCCCGCTTTTTCATGCAATTTTGTAACGTGATTTACAACTAAAAAGGACGATTTATGGCAGATTTGACGAATGCCCAGAAAAAGGAATGGGCAAAAACTTTGTACCTCAAGGAAAACCTCACACAGCAGGAAATCGCCGACCGGGTGGGCGTGTCACGGGTGTCCGTATCCAACTGGGTGCGGGCCGGGAAGTGGGAGGAACAGAAGGTGGGGCTTACGCTCACAAGGCAGGAACAGGTGGCTAACCTCTACCGACAGGTGGCCGAAATAAACAAGGCTATTGCCGAACGGCCCGAAGGGGAACGGTTCCCCTCATCCAAGGAGGCGGACATTCTCGGGAAACTGTCGGCAGCCATACGCAACATGGAGCAGGAAGTGGGCATTGCCGACATCATCAGTGTCCTCACCGGGTTCATCGATTGGGTGCGGGCAGCCGACCTCGAAAAGGCTAAGGAAATCACACGCCTGGCCGATGCGTACATTAAAGACAAATTATAAAGGGATAGACAATGAAACAGACTGACAGACTCGCTCTCCTCGATTGGGAGAAGTACAAAGAAGACATCGCAAGGGCTACACCGGTTGACAGGAACATGACGGCAGCCGAACGGGAAAAGCACCGGGAATATCTGGAGAAACATCCCATAGAATGGATCAGGTTCTTTTTTCCGAATTATGCCAAATATGAATTTGCCGGCTTCCAGAAAAAGGCTATCCGGCGGATCATTGCACACGATGAATGGTTCGAGGTGCTTTCCTGGAGTCGTGAGCTGGCCAAATCCACAGTCACCATGTTCATCGTCATGTATCTCACGCTGACCGGACGCAAAAAGAATGTGATTCTGACCTCCAACAGCAAGGACAATGCGGTGCGCCTGCTCGATCCATACCGGGCAAACCTCGAAGCCAACGGGCGCATCATGGCATACTACGGCAAACAGGAAATGCCGGGCTCATGGACCGAGGATGAATTCACCACCAAAGGGAAGGTCTCTTTCCGCGCACTGGGTGCCGGACAATCACCGCGTGGTTCGCGTAACGAGGCCATACGTCCCGACGTGCTGCTGGTCGATGACTTTGATACGGACGAGGACACCAAGAATCCGGACATCATCCAGAAGCGTTGGGACTGGTGGGAAAATGCACTGTACCCCACACGGTCCATTTCCGAACCTACACTGGTCATCTTCTGCGGCAACATCATTGCCAAGGACTGCTGCGTGGTGAGGGCGGGCGAAATGGCCGACTCCTGGGACATCGTGAACATCCGCGACAAAAACGGATTTTCCACATGGCCGGAAAAGAACTCGGAAGAGGACATCGACCGCACACTGTCCAAAATATCCAAAAAGGCGGCACAGGGTGAATATTACAACAACCCCATTTCCGAGGGCGAAGTCTTCGAGAACATTTCATACGGCAAGATACCGCCTCTCTCCAAATTCAAGTTTCTCGTGGCGTATGGCGACCCGGCACCGGGCGAAAGCAAGGGGAAGAAAGGTAAATCCTTCAAGACAGTTTCGCTTTGTGGCAAATTGGGCACCAGGCTCTATGTCATCAAGACTTTCCTGGCGCAGGCACTCAATGCGGAATTCATTGACTGGTATGTCCGGATGCTTGATTTTGTCGGGGGCAAGACCAATGTCTATTGCTACATGGAAAACAACAAACTGCAGGACCCTTTCTTCCAGCAGGTGTTCAAACCGCTGGTGGCAAAGGTGCGACGGGAACAGAAGATTGCACTGTTCATCCGGGGCGACGAGGAGAAGAAGACGGACAAGGCTACACGTATCGAAGCCAACCTTGAACCGCTCAACCGCGAAGGGAACCTTATCCTCAACGAGGCTGAACGGGACAACCCGCACATGAAGGAACTGGAGGACCAGTTCAAGCTGTTCACCTTGACCATGCGCTACCCGGCCGACGGACCGGATGCGGTCGAAGGGGCGAACCGCATCATCGATGAACTGATCAGGCGCATCGAACCGCCAGTTTTCCGCTCAAGGAAGGATGTGAGAAAACGGAACAAGAAAAGATTATGACAACTCTAAAAAAATAGGACTATGAGCAAATTTGTAGAACTCACCGATTACGATGCAAGTATCCACCGCGACATTCTCGACGCACTGGTGCGCGAAGACGAAACGGTCATTGAGGTATGTGAAGACAGGGCCATTGCCGAAATGCGATGCTACTTGGGCAAACGCTACGACTGCAACAAGATTTTTGCTGCCACCGGCGAGAACCGGAACCAGCTCGTGCTGATGATGGTCATCGACATGGCGGTCTATCACATCTTCTGCATCCACAACCCGCAGAAACTTTCCCAGGTACGCAAGGACCGATACGAACGGGCAGTGGAATGGATGAAGGCGGTGGCCGACGAGGATATATCAATCGAAGGGGCTCCGCTGCTGCCAGAGGAACAAAGGGCGGGCAGGTCGGATTTCCGCATTCAAAGCAACTGCAAACGAACGAACCACTGGTAAAAAGCAAGCATCATGAAAAAGAAAAACAGAAAAAACAACAAAGCCGGCATCATCACCGTAGGGGGGAATTTCGCCTTGCCGGGGCAGAAGAAACCGAATGTGATTGTGCTCACACAGCCCAAACGCTTCGGACTGGACATTTCCGACTACATGGCAGCCGTCAAGGCAGCCGAGAATGTCGATTTCTCGCGACGTTACAAACTTTATGACCTCTACGAGGACATTCTGATGGATACCCACCTTTCCTGTGTGCTCGAAAAGCGAAAGAATGCCGTGCTGTGCTCCAACATGGAATTCCGGGTGGACGGGAAGCCCGACGATAAAATCAACGAGCAGATTCAGTCGCCCTGGTTCAACCGGCTGGTGGGTGACATCCTCGATGCCAAGTTCTGGGGCTTCTCGCTCTGCCAGTTCTACAAGCTGCAGGAGTGGGTGGACTACGACCTGGTACCGCGTAAGCATGTGGATCCGGTCAGGAAACTCATCCTGCGGCACCAGACAGACATCACCGGCCATTCCTGGGATGAATATACCGACCTGCTTTTTGTGGGCTCTCCGTCCGATTTGGGACTGTTGGCCAAGGCTGCACCTTGGGTCATCTACAAACGTAACACCACGGGCGACTGGGCACAGTTCTCCGAGGTATTCGGCATGCCTATCCAGGAATATATCTATGATTCCGACGACGACGAGTCACGCCAGCGGGCCATGGAGGATGCGGCTGGGGCCGGAAGTCTGGCGCAGTTCTTCCACGCCAAGGACACGGAACTAAAGCTCACGGAAGCCGGCAACAAAACGGGGTCGGCCGATGTATATGAACGCCTCTGCGAACGGTGCAACAATGAAATATCCAAACTGATACTGGGCAATACGCTGACCACCGAATCGTCCGAAAAAGGCACACAGGCTTTGGGTACGGTTCATAAGAAGGTGGAGGACAAGGTACTGGAGGCCGACCGGAAGTACGTGCTCAATGTGTTAAATTACGACATGACGGACATTCTGCTGCGTATGGGCATCAATACTGAAGGGGGTACATTCTGCTTCCCGGAACCGAAGGAAACGGATGCAGGCACTAAAATATCCATCCTCACGCAACTGAAGAAGAACTTCAACATCCCCATCGACGACGACTATCTCTATGAGGAATTCGGTATTGACAAACCGGCCAACTACGAGCAACTGAAGGCTGAACAAAGGGAGGCTGCACAGGCTGCCCAGATTCAAACCCCGAAGAAGGAACCGGAACCAGTAGATAAGGGACAGGATAAAGAACCGACACCACAACAGAAAAAGAACTTCCGAAACTGGCTGAAAGGTTTTTTCGTAAAAGCCCCGGCAGACGGGGCAGCTTTAGACTGGTAGTCGACAGACTGTATGCGGCTGATAATGGCAGCATCTCCATGGAGTTTGATTTTTCTGAGGAAGTGCTGCGGCGTGCCTTGTTGAACATATACAGCAGGGATTTTCATCCAGTAACCGAAATCGAAATCAACCTGTTCAATGAAATATGGGCAAAAATGAACAAGGCGGCAAAGGAAGGGTTCAACAAATCCAAGGCCATTGTTCCGGACGAGGATTTCAAAAACGCCATACTCCAGAACAATGCCGTATTCTCGGCATTCAAGGTACATCGTATGCAGAATGACATGGCACGACTTTTATTGGATTCAAACGGCATTTTAAAACCGTTCGGCAAATGGGTACAGGAAGTCTTGCCCATTGCTTCTCATCAAGTCCGCCACTGGCTGCGGACGGAGTATGACACGGCGGTCATCCGGGCGCATCAGGCGGCTGATTGGCAGCAGTTCCTGCGTGAACGTGATATTTTGCCCAACCTCAAATGGCTACCGTCCACCTCCATTCATCCGGGGGCTGACCATCGCCCGTTCTGGAATACCGTCCGGTCGATTGATGATCCTTTCTGGAACAACCACCGACCAGGCGACCGTTGGAACTGCAAGTGTGACCTCACGGCCACTGATGAAGAACCTACACCGCTTCCGGACGAAGATGATAAGAACAAGCCCCAGCCCGGGCTGGATAACAACCCGGGGAAAGACGGCAAACTGTTTTCAGACAATCATCCATATCAGGCGGAAGCCCACAAGGGTGCCAAAAAAGCGGTGGATAAACTTATGGCGCGTATTGATGAAATGGTTCAGGAAATGCCGGATTGTCTTACTGGAGAGGAAAAAATGGCCATTGCTCGGAATAATCTCGAAATAGAAAAGGCTCTTAAAATCAAAAAAGGGAAACCTATGGATGTGGATAAGGCGGATAAACAGAATGCGAATCCCAAACACGTGGACGAGTATATTCCAGATCCTAACGGGATATATCGTGATAAAAGGGGGAACCGTTACCGGAAGAACAGCGATTACGATAAAAAACGCGATACCCCATACAGCATCAACTGCCAGACTTGCGCACCGGCATACGCTTTACGGTTGAGGGGATGGGATATTACGGCCAAAGGCAATGTTGCAGGGTCAAAACTTGAATACCTTAGCAATGGGCGTGCTTTTGAAGTCTGGAAAAACATCGACGGTACTCCGGTGCAGCATATAAGTATAAACAACTGGGTTGCACACAAAGGATACCTGAAAATGACGCCTAAAAGATACATGGAGTATTTCAATGAAGTATGCAAGGAAGAAGGCGTGTATGAATTGAGTATCGGTTGGAAAAGCGGGGGCGGACATGCTACAATCCTGCAGCGGTTCGCAGACGGCAAACTAAGGTACATAGAACCCCAAAGCGACAATTCTGCCGGTTCTGGAATGGAATGGAAAGACGTAAAATATTTATGTGAAATAGGAGCTGCGACTTCCCACAGCTGCAGGGGAATCCTGAGAATTGACAATAAATTATTCGATGTATCCTTCCTCGATATTTTCGACACATGAATCGATAATGTCAATAGATAACGGACCGGTTATTTCGGTTGCTTCTTTACCGTCATACAGGTAAACAAAAGGATAACCGGTACAGGAGTCTTCCGGGAACTTGAATACATAGGCTTCCTGACCTTCATAAATACCAAGGTATTCGAAGGTGTCACCGTATTGCTCAATAAGCGCACGGGCCTCATTCTTTACTTGTTCCGGTATATTCATAACGCATAAAAGGCATATTGGAAGCCTTGGTTGCAAAGTTATAAATTATTCTTGAATTACTAATAATTATGGACATAAAAGATTTTACAGAACTGATAAAGCGGAAACGTGACAGACTGGACAGCATGATGCGGCGCAAAATGCCGGTCATGGTAGGACGTATGGCCAAGGACCATTTCCAGGATAACTTCCGCCAGGGTGGTTTTGTCAATGGCGGTCTTCACCCTTGGCCAAAATCCAAACGGCTGTCTTCGGGGGGTACCGATGCCGCCAGCAATTACGGCACGCTGCTCTCCGGCAGGAAGCATCTTTTCAAGTCGGTCGGATATACACCTGCCGACTACCGGGTAAGGGTGTTCAACGAGGTGGTCTATGCGCCCATCCACAACTGGGGTGGCGAAATCGACGTCACCGTCACAGACCGCATGAGGCGCTTTGCATGGGCCAAGTTCTACAAGGCTTCGGGGAAAAGAAAAAAAGCCGACACAGGGCAAAAGAAACGCGTTAAACGACGTACCAAACCGAAGGAACTGAATCCGCAAGCACAGTTCTGGAGAAACATGGCACTTACCAAGAAAAAGAGACTGCACATTCGCATCCCGCAGCGCCAATTCATGGGCGAAAGCGAAGAATTGAACAGCCGCATACGGGAGAAGATGGATCAGGAAATTACCAACATTTTAAACAGCTAAGGATATGGAAGAAGTTTTTATCGCAATCATGGAACAGATTGCACAGGAAATGCCGGAACTCTCGCTCATCGATGAGGACTACGGACAATTGGAAATGGGGGCAGAAGAAGACCAGTACCCGGTCACCTTCCCTTGTGTATTGATTGGAAATACAAGTTCTGACTGGAACGACCTTGGATATGGGGTACAGAAAAGCGAATCCATGCTGACCGTACGGCTGGCTATCGATTGTTACGACGATACAAGCTACGCATCCGGCACGTATGACAAGGTGAAGGAAAGGCAGAAGCTGGCCGAGAAATTATACAAGTCGCTGCAGTGTCTGCAATGCACCGACAATGCTTCGCCGCTGGTACGTGAGAAAAGCCGTTCGTATGCCATGCCGCATTACATCAAGGTCTATGAAATGACATTCTCGTTCACACTGCACGATGAATCGGCGTGCCAGTGAGAGGTTTGCCGAAACTTGTTTCAGGCAAGCCCGAGCGCAGCCGCCGTTGGGCAATGCCAATCGGCCATGCCGTCATCTTACGGGGAATAGCTCAAGCTGGGCGGCAGTCAGACGGGGGGCTTTCACCTTGGGAACAGGCTTCAGATTGTAGTCTGTTCCCTCACGTGATTTCCGGCGGATGATGGTCATGATACGTTCCTCGGATATAAAGAATTCGCACTCCGACAACACTTTTAAAGCATCGTCGAACCGCAACCGCTGTATTTCTGTCCAATAGTAGTAACGGCGGCACAGTGCCTCGTCACGCAGCTTGATCAGTTCTTTATCCCGTCCTTTGCCCATACATTTTATTTCTCTTACAAAAATAACTGATTTCCATCTATTTTAAGAACAAAAGCGCCGCAATTATAACAACTGCGGCGCTTTCTGTTTACAGGGTTAACGGGTTTCGGCTACAAACGGCAGAAACTGGGTTCAATGCGGGTCCATACACCGTTTTCAGGGTTCCGGCGACTGAAGTAGTAGTTGATGGCATTGCGCTGCACCACGTTGGCTTCCTTGAACAGGCGCATGATGTCTGCATACTCTTCATCGAACTTGTCTTCCAGTTCGTAGAGCTTCGAAATACTCTTGTAGTCCAGATCGCCCATCTTGTTGCGCTCCAGCAGGGTCATGGCCATCTGATACATCGGATCATCCGAACCTTTCTCACTGTTCTGCATGTAGCGCTTCAGGTAGTCAATCAGACGGTCGGCTGCCATATCAGCTCGTTCATCGAAGCCTTTCACCTTGTTGCTCTTCACCTCCAGACGGAAGTCACCGTCCGTAATGGTGTAGCTGCGCTGTTCGTCGCTTTTCACCTGGCCGTATTCCTTCATCACCTTGGTAAAGGCATCGGCTTCTTGTTCCAGCCATCTGCGGAACAAGGTCACGGCATTCACCATCTCAAGGACGTTGGTCTTTACTTCGTGCATAAACTCACCGCGTAATGCCTCGTAAGTTTCACGACGGGCGATGCGGTCTTCTTTCTCTTCTTGCTGCAGCTGGGCCATGAGGGCTGCTCGCTGTTCTTTACTCAGGGACTTGATGTCCACACTTTGGTTGTTCTTTTCCATGTTCAAATCATTTTTAATGGGTTCATTACTTGTTTTTATTCTTCCTCGTAGTCCTGCATTTCCGGTTCATCGTCTATCAGCATGGCTTCACCGTTGGCATACGCCCAGTCGGCCAGTTCGTTGAAAAACTCGGCTGCATCCTGGTTCTCCAGATCGGATGTCGTAAGAATCACATCTTTTCTGATGCGCTCAAGCGCTTCATGTGCTTTTTTATCCATATTTGTCTTATTTATCGGTTAAACCTCCTTTTCGTTGGATAGCCCGCAGTTTGATGGCCAGTTGTTCCAGCTCCGCTGTACTAATCTGAACAAAGGGCTTGCCGGCTATCCGTGGGTTGTTGCAGAATTCGTTGATTCGGTTCCAATCGGTGGTGTCAATCCCCAACTGTTGCATCAGCTTCAGACATACGCTGCGTTTCCGCCGCAGTTCCTCGCGAAGTTTCTGCCGCCATTCATCCTGCCCGGTTAGTTTCTCCAAGGCACAGCAGCAGGCTTCATATTCCTTGGATGTCATTTCACGGAGGCTTTCCGTACGGTCCCACGTGTACTGCAGAACGATTTGCTTCTTTAGCCCTTCCCGGTCTCCTGTACAGGGCAGCTTATTGAACGAAGCATAAAACCGGGCGAAATTAGTTACTTCCTGTGCCATGATATAAGGGATTAATGGGTTTCGAATAATACTTGAATGCCACACGAACTGGCCACGTCAAGTTCCAGCTTGGCTCCCTTGCTCAGTTCCCAGTCCTTCAGCATGTAGATATAGTCACAAGCCAGCAGCAGGGCAATGTCGGCCCGCATGTGGGCTTTCCAGTGGGCTTCTTCCGGCAGGCCGTTATTGAATGGGTTTACCGGATCATAGCCCTCAGTTCTCAACAATTCTTCGGCACGTCCGAAGGCTTCCTTGCGCTCTGCCATATCATAGTGGGCAATGGCTCCACTGATATATACTCGCTTGTTTTCGACTTCTTCACCGCGTTGATAAGCCTTGTGGCGTTTCCATCGTTCCGGAATGACTACGCTGTAATTACACGAACGGCAACAGTAGCCTTCCTCTTTCACGGGGAACGGGTTGTATCCGTAACCCTCCAACTCTTTGCCGCAGATGCAGCAGGTTTTCTTTTGCTCTTCCATCATTTTAAATCTTTAATATGTATTTTACATCCGGGATGCCACATCCGAATACGGTTGGCAAACATGGTATCCGTCGTTTCTATCACTATGTGCCCTTGTGTCTTGGCTCTGCGCAGACGAATGTCTGTTTCTATGTTACATTCCAGCCAGTCTTCCATCACGCCCAAGGCTTCACGACCGGGCAGCAGTATCTGGTACAATTTATTCTCCCATTCCATCATTCAAATAATCCTCCATATTATCGTCCTTCAAGGTTTTGGCAGCACCTTCTTCCCAAATCACATAGGGCTCACCGGGCTTTTCCATAAAGCGGCTCTTACACCAGGCCTTGAAGCAGCTCACCATGATTTTCACATCGGCATCATATTCCACCTTGCGGGCGCTTCTGCCTGCCGGATGTGACCCTTCAGCATGGCTGATGAAGATAAACAGTTTCTTGGGGTGGCGCTCCTTAAACTCCTTGTAGGTCTTGTAGTTTAAACCGCTGTACTGGAAACTGTCGATAATCACGATGCCGGGACTGCCCCGGCGCTGCAGACGTTCCTCCAGCTGGTCCATCGACTCGCGGTCAAGGATAATCAGCTTCTTTTTAACTTCCCCCATCTTGTGCCGTTTCAGGCTCATCTGAAACGAAAGGCCGGTGCTTTCTTCCAGGCTGTCATAGATTACGCGTCCGAAACCGCACAGGTACTTGGCCAGCTGCATCACAAAGCTGCTCTTTCCGTTCCCGCTGGCACCCCAGATAATCCACACGCCACTTTTGGCAGGGTTGCCAATCGAGGCTTGCCAAGCCCCGGTAAATTCATACCGGGGTATTTTCATATTCAGCACCTCACCGGGGCTGTAGGCTCTTTTCAGTTTCATGATTACCTCCTTTCAGTTCTTGAATTAAAAGATCGGCATATTCAACGGCAATGGATGCTATTTCTTTTTTACTGCAGTAGATCCCATGCTGTATGGCCAATGTTTTGTTCTCATTTACCAGATGGGGCAGGATTTCTTTCGCTATCTCATATCTGCGCTTCTCCCAGTCTATCTCATTCGCCTTTCTCATTTCTCGGTGGATACCTATAACGGCATCCATCGCTTGCATTTCTATTTTTGTTATCATGCCTGCATCCTCCTTAATTTTTCGATTTCGGTATATACGCGTCGCAAGCCGCCGCCGGTGCTGTGAACAATCTTGGCAATATCGGCACCGTCCGGGGCATTGATTTTGGCCACGATGGCTGCCTGGGCCTTCAAGAACTTTTCGCGTTCCTGCGCATCGTCTGGGGTCACCTTGCTGTAAGAGTCACCGTAGCGGCTCAACATTTCGGTATAGCCCACCTTCTTACCTTCGATGGCGCGGTTGATTTTCTCCTTCAATCCGTCGGCACCCATCATATACCACGCACAGCAGCGCTCGGTGGCGTTCCACAGGGCCTTCAGTTCAAGGAAGGCTTCATACTGCAGGTCGCCGGCTTCGTCCAGAATAACCAGGGGCGTATCTATTGTGCGCAGGTAGGCTACCAGGTCCTCATACACGTCGCTGTAGCGTCCGTTGCTGGTCACACCGAATTCCTTGGCAATGTAGCGTATCAGCTTCAACTTGGTCTTCACCTGGCTGCAGTCCACATATACGGCGTGCTTGTGCTGCTTCACGTAAGCTTTCGCTGTAAAGGTCTTGCCGATATTGGGCATATCGCACAGGATGGCGCTCAGCCCGCTTCCCTGGCACACTTCCAGCTGCTTGCTCACAAACACATAGGTCGGGGTCTGGGCTGCCAGCCAGGGCATTTCTGTACGCAGTTGCACGCCCAATCTTCGGGCTATGCCTACCCAGTTGGCATCACTGACCTGCTTTTCATAATTACCCCGCTTAATGGTATTGTACACACTGGGGGCTATGCCCAGTGCGGTGGCATGACGGTTGTCACTGGGATAATTTTCACGATCGGCGGCTATCGCTGCCACAATACGTTGCTTTACTTCATTTGTTATTTCCATTTGAATGCTGTTTTAAATTCGTTCTAACGTCGTTAATTATATCTTGGCTACGGCATCATGCTCGAAAGCACTGATGTCCATATAGGCTGAGTAATCTTCTTCCTCGGCTTGGGTAGGAAGGGGAACGGCTTCCGCCTGTACCTCTGTTATCAGTTTCGCTTCCTCTTTGGCAAGGATGCCCACACGCTTGATCTTGCCGTCCTTCATCATCTTGTCGAACTTGGCTACATACTTGGCCTGTTCGGTATAGGCTTCCTTGTCGTACTCGGTCTGCTCGGCGGTGGCTTCATTGTAACGTTTCACCTTCTGGCAGGTGTCTATTAACCGGCCATGCTGATATACATAAATTTCCTGTACATTACCGTCTGCACCTGCCAGCCAATAGGCATCCACTTGGTAGTTGCGCGGTTCCAACCGGTCTATTACGTTCGGGTCGGACAGACGATATACTTCATGGTTTACCGTCAAATAGGCATTCTGCCGGATGGACGTTTCGGTATGCTCACCGATATACCGGTACAACACCGCTTTATCCCAAGGACGAAGATCCGGGTTCTGGTGGGCGCAAAGCACATCCCATCGGCTCATGCCAGGATATTTCTTTTGATTGGGGTGCGGCTGGTTGTTCCATTCTTTGATGGAAGCAATATCATCAGCCACAAGCTGCTCGTAAGTATAGGTAGGCACCCGATAGGTGTTGTTCAGTTCGTCATATACCTTTTCCACTTTCGGACGGTTGGCTTCCAGTTTGGCCCACCAGCGGCCGATATTCTGCTGAGTCCGTTTTTCCACGCTGTACTTCTTGCCGCGGTTCACGTGCTCCTGGCGTTTCTCACGGCTGTTGCCGGGGTTGCACCAGTGTATGAGGGGAAAAACCACACCGGCTTGCATCAGGCCGTCTGTGAATTTGTTCACCAGATGGTGTTCCACCTCTATCTGTGCCGGCATATACCAGCCGTTCTGGTCGATGGTCTGAAACATGTTCCTCATACAATCCAGGAACAGGTCCTTGTTCTTGTTCCGGTTGTAGGCGTATCCTACAACGGCACCGCTCGCCACGTCGCTTACATAATAGGCATGCACATAGTTCCCATCGCGCATAGGTCGCGGAAGGTCGCGGTCGTCAGCGGAAATCTTGCTGAATGCGTATTGCGGCAGGCTGCGCAGATGGTAGGGGCGCTGGGAGTTGTTGAAGTTCCATTGGGTCTGGTGAACTTTGGCCAGCAAGGCAATGGTCTTGGGCTGTTTCAATATGTTGGCTATCGTAGCTTTGCTCAAAACCACCGGATTCCCGCTTTTGTCAGTGAAGTCTTCAGGGTTGAAGATTTCACCCGTTTCCGGATCGTAGGCTTCGCAGTTCCCTGTCACAAACTGATTATACATTTCTGCCACTACGGTATCATAAGGGTGCTCCGCTTGGGCGGCAAGACCACGGACCAGGTCTTCAATCTTATAAGTCACTTTCCGGCGGTTCTGGTTCATGAACTTGCGGCTGATAAGGCTTTCGTAGCCGTTGGCCTTGAAGTCATTCACACGCTTCTTGAAGCGGTTGGAACTCACAGGCAAGGTATGGCCGAACTCTGCTTGATAGTAACTGATAGCTCCGGCCAGTTCTCCCCAGTTCACCGGTCCTGCCTTCATCGCCTTACGCATAAAGGTGGCATCCTCCATGGCACGCATCACAGCTTCAATCACCGAAGCGTTCACCGTATATTCCTGTATGTGTTCCGGCGGAAGGGCATCACCGTTGTCAAAGCGGAACCGGGTGTAGAATTCCCGGGCTTTCGCATCGATGTGGTAATGGCTGCCGAGCCAGTTCTTTATAACATCTTCTTTCATATCTCCGTATTTTAACTTGATTTTCTCCTGAAAGCGCAGGGGCATGGTGGCAACTTCTACCAGGACGTAACCTCCAAGTCCCCTTCCTTTTCTAACTACATTGATTTCTTTCCTGGCCGCTAATTTCTTGTAATTGGGTACCGACAGGATGGGAGCAAGTTCTTCTTCGGAAAGAGTGGAAGGATGAACGCCTTTCAGCGTGCGGCTTCTACTGTAGTCAGCCTTCCCGTTCACCATCACCGGTCGGTCGTCGTAGGTCAGGTCATTGTAGGATATGCACAATATCTTTCCATAATACTCCATTTCATTGCTGTTTATAAGGCGGCTGCCATCTGTTGGGTCTCGTGCTGCAGCTGCATGAAGTCTGATACAAACTCACATTGGTAGGTTTCGGTCCGTTTTCCGTCCACGTACACGTCCACATCGTTGGTCTTCCGGTGGACTACCAGTTTTACACGGGGACCGAAGGTGCAGGTCATGGTATGCTCACACTCTTCAAAGGTCGTTTCACAGTTGGGGATGAATTCGCCGTCAGTCAGCTTGCCGCCTCGTTTCAGGGCGAGGGTGCGGATCCGGCGGGCTTGGTCACTGTCACGGACAAAATTCAGTGCCTGCCACACAGCCTGGCGGCTGCACTTAAAGGTCTTCATCAGGAAGGTCTTTGTCTCGTTATCTGTCAAAATCTGCTTTCTCATATCGTTTATCTCTTGATATATTGCTCATTTATAATTCCTCAATCGCTTTCCGCTTGATGTCATCCGAATCATCCGGAAGTATCTCGTAAAGGCGTGTTCCCTTTTTCAGTTCCTCAATCAGCACCTGCATGGCTTCCTCGCACACACAGCTCACATTCTCTATCACCCGGTAGGCATCCGAGTTACTGATCGCATCCTCTGTCATGAACTGTCCGGCCAAATCCATAGCCTGGTCGGCAATGTTCTGTGTATGGGCCGCACTGCTTATCATCGTGCGAAGCTTCTGCTTGAACTGGCGTTCAGCCCTCCCTTGGTTGAAATTCTTTGCCATAAAAACTAAAATTTAGAGGTTAATATCGTGGGGCGCGGGGAATCGAACCCCGGCGGCTTTCTACGCTTTCTTATTTCGCTTTCTCATTTTCTATTTACCAACTTTCCGGCCGTGCCTGCCGCCCCTGCCCGTCTTTCCGGGCTGCCAGTTATCCGGCAATCTATTTGCCTTGTTCTTCTATCATCGAAAGGACAACCTTCCTGTCTTCATCCCAAAGCGGAAGCCCCAATTCGATGGTCCGTTTCACCACTTCCATCTCACCGACCAGCCCTACCGCTTCTTTGCGGAAATCGGTATCGTCATACGCATGTGCCTTGCCAATCAGGAAGTCGGCAAGGTCGCTGTTACGTTGCCGCATGGACTCCTTCAGGTTGGCGTTTGTGTCCTCCAACACTCCTAAGCGAATGCTGATTTCTTGGAGCGACCTCCGGATTCCCCCGCTCGTCGGGTCGTCCATCGCTTTAAACTCCTTGCAGAAATCATCCTTGTACATGTCTGTGGCCATATAAAGCCGGTTGATAATGGCAAATGTTTCTGCATTTACCGCGCATTGCGTTCTTTCCTCAAATTCTTGCTGTGTCATAATCCTTATGTTTTTATTTTTCTTCTATATGTATCATATCCAGTATGTTGTCCGTCGCCATGCTGTTGCATACAAGGATGGCAGCCTTCACTCCGTTTTCCTTCATCCACCTCTTTGCTTCGGCAATGGCAGGTGATTTCTGCCAGCCGTCTGAAATGGCAGCACCCAAATCATTATAGTGCTCATCTGTCAGTTCAAACCAATATCGTTTCATTTTCTTTAATCCTTAAAATTCGCTAATCACACGCCTTTTTTGTATATTTGGCGCGCTGTTTACATCTTAAACACGCTGCAAATATACAAAAGATTTGCGCCATATGCAAACTAAAGAACAAAAAAAATATCGCCAATAAAACAAAGAATTTTGCATTTCGCCTCGACTTTAGGCATAAGTAAACGTGAGTTTTACTCCACAATAGGAGTTTCGAGGGGTACTTTAGAAAGTCCTACTGGCATAACTGAAGATGTTATGGCGGAATTTATCGCCAGTTTCCCATCTGTAAATTCAGATTGGTTGCTTACTGGTGCAGGAAGCATGTTAAAAGATGATTCAAACGGCATTAAAACAATAGACGAAGCAACTCCTTCGTCCATGCCTGCCACTTCTATGAACCCATCCATCGGTACACCATACTACGATGTGGACTTTATCGGCGGCTTTGATGAAGTGTTCAATTCACAGGTAAACATACCCGCCACCAACATCGTAATAAGGGGATTCGAAAAAGCCAGCCTCTGGTGCAATGTCACCGGCCACTCCATGGAGCCCAAAATAAACCATGGCGACATCATAGCCCTTCGTCAATGCACACTCAATGACATCCAGTATGGCGAAATCTATGCAGTGGTACTGGACACCATCCGTACCATTAAAATCCTGCGCAGGTCGCCGGATCCGGACAAACTGCGCTTCATCCCCATCAACACCAATGACTACGATGAACAGGAATTCGACAAATCACGCATCATCAATGTCTTTGAAGTAATCGGAAGTATCAGCAAGTTCTTCTAATGAGGAAGCACATGCGTCATATCACCCCACACACAGGCACAATAAGACGCACGCACACACTTTTAGAGGCATTTCCAGGGCGTCGTGACGTAGAAACAACTGTATATCAAAGGTTTCATGCTTTATATATAAGGTATATCAATAAAATAAGTGTCGATTTTCCTATCTGAAAACAGCGAAAAACGGCACTTATTTACTTTTGCTACATTCTTTCCTATTTCGGACGAACCCTTCAAAATCCGAAAAAGTAACCCCTAAAGTAACCCCTAACTAAATAAAGTAGTAACCCCTAACAGTAACCCCAATAGTAACCCCTAACTAAATAAAACCAACTGTAAGGGCATAAAAAAGGGGAGCCATAAGCTCCCCAATCAGCATTCAAAGAAATAACGCCTACAAGCCTTTCTAACGGCGTTATTATATCGTTCTAACCATTGCCCTTACTACCGCCAGAAATGAGCGTAGATTGCTTGATTATAGCCTTTTTCGTGCATATTGTACCGTTACCAGACAGACCGGCATGAAGCAGGTAATTCTTGGTTGCCCCCACCTGATCTGCCGTCAGAACCGTATAAACAGCCGATATACTGCTGAAATACCAATCTTTCTGCTTCGTTCCATCTATTTTATGCAGCAAATGCACATGAATCACTTTTGCCATATTCGTTTCTATTATGCTGCAAATATACCAAATAATGCTTATTTGGAAGAATTTTAAGGCATCATATTTGAAAATAGGCACAAAAAAACGGCCACACAGCCGTTCCCACCATCATATAACCAAATCTACCAACCCAGCCACAAAACGGCCACACAGCCGAAAACAAAGCCCTTCCAGGCCGTTTTAACCCCATCTGCAAGCCCAATGTAAAGCAATCGCCCGAAGATCCGCAGAAAAGCCCCTCAAACGTAAAGCAGATGTAAGCCCATGTAAAGAGAAAAACCGCTTCGAAATATTCAGCCCATTTTTCCGGCCATGCCTAAACCCTTTGGTTTTCAAAGCCTTTCACCCATTTTTCCCGACCATTGAAAAAACCGCTTCGTTCTATGCCCCATATATTATCACAAGTTATGACACTACAATTATTTTCCAAAAGCGCTTCAAGCACTCCAGAAGTAATTGTTATTTGCTTATGGTCTAATATCACCAATCCTATATCTTCTATCGGTCTAGTTATAATCGATTGAGACTTAAAGCTTTCTGGAAGTGAAGCGTTACGCTCCACCTCCGGTAGCTTAATGACCAACTGATTATTTTGCAATGACAAATAAGCAGGATTACCAAAGTATAGTGTTTTCTTTATCATAGTATCATATTTTTACCAAAGAAACATTACCTAATCTATCTACCTTTAC